TGTGTGTGCAGACAATATATATTGATATACTGCTAAACCGCTATCGACAGTAATCATCATAGCACCGTCTGTATCGGAAATCTTAATGTTGATATCTCCTGGCAATGTTAAAATACTCATAGTATATGAAATCGGCCAACACCAAGAGTTCCTTAATTTTCCTTCGACTCCTGCATGAAACACAAACGAACCGGCATGTGTATTTGAATCACCAAAGCTGAACACAAGATTATCATTTTCTGTCTTAACTTGAAACAAAGTTTCGTCAGTGTGCGCAGTTTGTTGAAACTTCAGTCTTTGAATACTTGCTGTGCTTGGAGTGAAATCAATGTTCCAATTTGCACCATTGAACGTTGCTGATTTTAATTTTTCGTTAACAATCGGCTTAGTCATAAAACGATAGTCGTTTTGGAAATCGCCAGTTGCATTTTCGAAGTGTAACCCTGTAGGATGAACCTCATCACCTTTAACAGCGGTAATTACGCTAATCTTCGCATCTTCCTTATATTCTGGACACTTTAAATGGATATCTAGTTTACTCATATTAGGCATACCAAAAATCCCTTTAAATTCCTTAACAGGATTCTTAGTCTTTGCATATAGCATTACTGAAGTATTATCTTCGGATCTTCCATAGATGTTAGTTTCGTCTTCGGTTGCAGTAACCTTAATTAGTGTAATGTATCCTAGTGCGTGTACATGCGCTACTAAGTCTTGTAAAATATCTTTCATAAATTCTCCTTATTAGTTAGTATATTTAGATTTGAGTATTAAGTCAAGTATTATTCGTATCAAAAGCTGAATAACTTATTAAATGTGGTCTTGTCATCTGTGCTAGATAAATTCCAATTTAATACTCCGATTAAATTTTCTAATTTTTTATCTATAATGGTTGCCTCCATTTCCGCGTGATCGAATGGTAAGTCTTTAAACCATTGTGGAAGTCTTAGTTCGTCAACTGGATATGCTACGCTGGTGTATTCCAAGGGATTTGGTTTTAATTTGCAAACAATAACCTTTGCGCCATCTGTAATATTCATAGAATATTTGTCGGTATACATCCTCTTCAATGTATTCCAGTTAATACTTGCACGAACATGACCGGGCATATTGGCTTTTCCTTGACGAATTTCTTTATTTCCGTATTCGGTAATATTATTTGCTCTTTTCGGACTGCCTTTTTCCCAGCCTGGACGAGCTTTGAATGCTACTCTAAATTCAGAGATATAATCTAATACTTCTTGTTCGGTTGTTCCAGTTAACACCATTTCGAGGATAGCACTTAAAAAGTCTTGAATGAATTCTGGAGTGTCCGATCTTTTAAGATCCAGACCCATTGCCTTAATTTCACCAGGCTTACCGTCTTTATCCTTACGCTTTCCTTCTTTGTCGTATACAAGTACTGCATAACGCTTCTTTGTAATAAACAATGCTTTTGATCCTACAATTTCGCGACCTGCTTTGATAACCTCTCCACGAGATTTTGGACAATGGAACTGATCCAACATAAATTGTTGGAATGTTCCGTTAACTTCGTCTCCAATTTGATCATAAAGAGCAGTAACAGATTCCTTAGACCACGGAATAGACCCATTGTCAATGTCTTTTCTAAGAGTAGTATATGCTGAGAAATAACACGAGTCAGTATCACCGTAAATAATTGCTTTACCTACGTGGTCGTAATCTCCAGTTATTACTTCATTAACTTTACCGGCCATATGTTTTGCAATCTGTCTGCCTGTTAACGTAGTTGATTGCCCAATGCGTTTATCGAAAAAGCGACAACCAGGATTAAGAATAGCACCGTATAGTGAATTAAGGTTAATTTTCTTAACAAGCTGTCTTTTATCCCAATATTCTTCTTCAATTTTGTTACCTGCATTAATTGATTCTTTCAGTTTGGCCTGCATTTCTTTACGTTCTGCATACCACCGCTTTAGAAGGCCTGGAATAATTCCTTCTTTTTCCCATGTAAAAATAGTACCGTTAGCACTTAGCATCCACGGTTGATTACTTTCGTATATTAATCGATACACTTCTGCCGCACTAACTACATCATTGTCACCGTTCTCCCAATCAATAGTGATATTAGTCCCGATTTCCTTATTCATCACGGATGTATATTCTAATGCACCGAATATTCCTTCCCATGCCGCCGCAAAAGATTTCCCTTTACCCATCTGCTTTGCTATAAAGTCCTTAGTCATATCTTGTCGTAGTTGTCCAACAATGGTTTCGGGACCCATGTTAAGTGCTCTAATAACACTTGGATATAGTGAATTAATGTCTAACGATCCTACCCAGTCGTGAATTCCTTCTTTTGGGTATGCAACGTAAGCACCTGCTGCCGCAGTATCTTCTCTGTCACTAACTTTAGGACGATTTGGAACTACAAATCCTCTTCGATGTGCTTCATTGATAATTGCTTGCTCTGTTACAGCAACCGCACCCATTGTCGTTTGCAGTAATACTGTATTTTCGTGTGCAAGGGTATTAGCTAAATCTAAAAACTTTAATTTTTTATCTAACTTATCAAGAAGCATAGTATCTTGTCTATTATATTCGATGAATGTTTTAAAGTCATTGTTGTATAATTGATCAAGAGTTCCTTCGTATGCTACTTTCTTTTCACCTAATTCGTATTCTGCAATAGCATCTAGTCGATAACTGTGTCGTTCTTCATATGTATATTTGCGGTATAGTTCAAGACTGTCTAAATGTACACGACCTACAAAGTCGTATGTTGTTGCCGCTTTACCGTATTTTTCATATTCACGCTTTTTTGGTAACTGATTGAACAAACAGAATCTGCGCGTATCTTCTTTCGATAATACTTTTGTTACACGATTAACGGTGTATGGAATATCAAACCCTTCGCTGTTCCATCCACTTAAAATGTCTGCATCCTTAACTAAATCCAAGAATGTATCTAATAAATCAGCCTCATTATTGAATAATATTGTGTTTGGAAAGTCTTTAACTTGCTCTTGTGCCTCTTCCATAGTTAATGTCTTAGGAGGAATCGCAAGACATACAAGAGTTTCTAACCATTGTAAGTGAACAGCGATTGCAGTAATAGGCATAAATGCATCGTCTGGTGATGCGTAACCTCGTTCTGGATCGAAGTCCACTTCGATGTCGAAAAATGCTACATTAAGTTTTGGAGCATCTTGATTTATATAGTGTTCAGATAAACAAACAAATATTGGATTAATATCCGATTCGAAAATCTTCTTACTACTAGCAATTGCTAGTTCTTTACGAAAGTCTTTTGTATTTTTACAAACAACTTTAGATACAGGATCACCGTAAATACTGGTATATTTTCCTTTAGGATCCTTATAATAGAATGTGTGTTTTACAGGAATCTCTTTGAATTCCCTGTCACCCTTAGAATTTCTTTCAACCACTTTAATGATGTCATTGTCGCGGTCGAAGTATGCATCGACGTAACTCATTTTTCTCCTTTGCGATTTCCGGCTCGCAATCACCCACAATACGATTTATGGCTCGTAAAACCTTTCCTTATGAAGTAATTAAATACGTTTTGTAACGTCTAGAATTGCTTCAATTTCTGACCAATCGTCATTATGATCTTGCCAGTTACCTTTGTGTGCAATTTTAATTGCTTTGTTAATAATGCTTGGCTTGATATTTAGTTCCTCTGCTACTGCCTTTACAGTATCTTTGAGACCTTCATTAAGATCTTCAATTTCTCTTAAAACAGTGGAACCTTCGTTTATAAGTCTTTCAAGTTTTGCCTTTTCTTCTGGTCCATATGCTCTACTCATGATTTCTCCTATGTTGAATGCCTATTATATGATGATTATCGATGAACGTCAATGATATTGAATACCGTACTAACCGGGATACAATATATTTGTCATCTCACTTTTATTAATGCCTGGTACTGATAAAATTGCTTGTTGGCCTCTTGATACTGCTGATCGTACTGCGGACCAATCCGGGATTCCGTGTATTCCTTGCAAGGTTTGTATGACTGGAATCATCTGATCGATAATACTTTTTACTGCTGGTAATTGAGCAGTTCCTGAAGAACTGACTTTCGCTGGTTGTCCAGATTGTGCAGGTTGTCCAGATTGTGCAGGGCTTGCGGTATCGCCTGGAGTTGCTACAGTATCTCCTGGAGTTGCTACTTCTCCGCCTCCGCTTGGAGTTGCTACTGTTTTATCTGGTTCTTCTCCGCTTAT